TGGCATCACGGCTATCCGGTGCGGTTGTGCCAATGCTGTGTCTATGTCTACAATTTGATCGTAACCAAATCCCCATTCAGTGGCTTGGTAGCCTGGAGAAAATACTTTAAGACTGGCGTGCAAGTCGTTCACGTATCTTGTCCATGTAGTAATTGAAATTGACAACTTCTTTCCGGTCCCAATCCATTTGCAAACTGAATCGCAAGTCAGGCACAGCATCACACACAGCAGTGTGATATGCAGGGTCAAAGTCGCCGATCTTTTCCATGTTGTCATAGTGATATCTGCGTTGGAACTCCATGGTAATGGGTCTGCGGCTCATGGTCCAATTGCCAATGAATTCATATTCACTGAACCAGCGTATGAGTTCGCCATTGCCCCAGGGTGGCACGGTGGGTTCCGGTGGGCATGAATCAATCATGGCATCCAGCCATTTCTTTTGATGCCGCTCTTCCAGAAACTTCACTAAATCATTGAAGTCTTGTTTGAGCACAGGCACATTCTCCGAAATAAAACAGTGTGGTGTAAGGCGTTCAAAGCCCAGGCCGTTTTTGATACTTTCGTAGTAGCCCCAGCTGTGACGTTCATTCTCCAGCACTTGGAAATTCAACACACCATCTTTGATAGGTTCGTAAGGCTTAATCAACAAGCAATCACAGTCGTGCATGATCATCAGGTCATAGTTGAGATAGTCAAGGAACGCAAACTTGATGGCCTGCTGACGCAGCCAGTAGGTTCGGTAGTCGCCTTCAAACACCCAGTTGTTGACTTCGGGATAGATTCTGTAGATTTCACTGTCAGGTGCATAATCTAGTTTAGAGGTGTCGATGCCGTACTTTTCAAACACAGGCCACAGTTCTTCTTGCGGCACAGGGCTGGCAATACAAGTGCGATCTATGCCAATGAGATTGTTCACAAACTCAGGTTGCAAACTCATGATGGCATGTGGCACACGATATCGTGCTAGGTATAAAATTCTTGCTGAAGTCATATGTTCCTTAGGTAATTGAGCAACTGTTGACACATTGATACAGCCTGCCCGCAGCAATGCTGTCTCGTGCCCAGGTCTGTTCCACACTGTCAAACCAGTTTAAACAATGTGCCAAATCATATTTAAGTGCGTTGTTTTCCTGCACCAATTCTTTTGTTTGTGAGTTACCTGGATGATGCATTTGTTTAGGATAGAATCCCAGGTAACAACAGGGATACACTGACCCATCTGCGGCTATGTATATTTCTTGTTTGAGTTTGTGCTGGCAGCGTAGTTTTAATTCGGGGGTATCTTTGTGTGACTGTACAGTGCTCGGATCAAACCACGTGACATGACTTTGTAACAAGTCCTTGATGTGTGGTATGTGATTGCTGGGGTCTGTGCCAATCCTATGACTGTATTCACCAGACCTGGTGAACACTGGTCCTGAGTCCCGCCCATCGTAGATGTTTTCAAACTCTGCGAATCCCATGTCCTTTGCTAGTTGTCTACATTGTTGCTCTTGATGTCGATTGTGATCAAATGGAACAAAGCGCCACACTGCCTTTCCGCCTGCTGAAATAAATGCCTGAGCATTAGCAATAACTTTATGCCAGTCTGTGTCTTGGCGGTACAGTGCGTGAGTGTCTGCCAATCCATCCAAGGCAAATCCCACAGTGACTCCAGGTAACGCCAATCTCCTCCACCAATCTTGATTGCGTAAACTGCCATTGGTATTGATGTTTATGGTAATGCGGTGTGCCGCAAGGTATTGTACAATTTCCACAGCGTCACGAGCACTTGCAAAGTCTCCCAAGTTACCATTAAAATTGGCATGTGTTAATTGTGCAATTACAGGACTCACAATGTGTTCAAAATCAGCCAGACTCAGTTCCACGTCAGGGTAACCAGAGTTGTAATCCATGCCACGATAGTTGCGCATGCACATGGGACAACGAGCATTGCACCTGGTGGTAAGTTCCACGTGCATCTGACGTATCTGATCTAGTTTTAGCATGAGATATTTATAGACGTAGTTTTGGCTAAATATATCTATGAAGACCGCATATGTTCGAGTGGTGTGTGATATAACCTGTAAATGTGGCAGTGAGCCTCCCAGATACAGAGTATATGTCAATGACGAATTGTTTGCTGAACGAACTTGGATTTGGGATAAAGTTTATCTGGAAGAGGCATTGCAAATTGAAGCACCGTATGGCGCATATCCTGTGAGATTTGAGAATGTTGATCCTGATTGTGGGACTTTTAAATTTCGCAACATACGAGTTGAAGAAGGTCCTGGTAGAATAAGAATATTTAATGGTGTAACACTAATAGAGGTGCATGATGAGAGCTCATGAAATTGTAGAAAATGCATCGGCAGGTGCCAGTTGTGCAGGTGGCGTGGCACCTGTTGCCATGCCCATGGGCATGCTGTCAAGATCTGGCGGTTCTCTTCTTACAGGTAAATATACAACTGCATCAGATCCTACGCCTAACACGCCCAAGGAATACAAAAGGAATAAAAATGCTCGCGGACAGTTTAAAAATTCTATTAGCAACTGAATATGCTTTCAGTCTCAAGGCCCAGTTGTTTCACTGGAATGTGGAAGGCCCTGACTTTGCTCAACTGCACGAGTTTTTTGGCAACTTGTACGAAGAAGTGTACAACAACAGCATAGACAAAACCGCAGAGTACATACGTGCCCTGGGCGACTATGCCCCAGGCAGTTATGAGCGTTTTGCTGAACTCACAATCATACAGGGACAGACCAAGATTCCACGTGCTCGACTCATGATCGAAGAGCTGCTGGCCAACAATGGTCAGCTGCTGGAACTGCTGAACGAGAATTTCGCCACAGCTGAACAAGAAAACCAACAGGGCATTGCCAACTTCATTGCTGAACGCATTGATGCACAGCAAAAACACGGTTGGATGTTGAGAAGCTTCTTGAAAGATGAACGAGCATGAGCAACGACATCCGTGACATCATACAACGCCTGGCCACAGTAGAGGGTCGACTGACTCCTGCACAACAAAAGGTACCTCAATTGCCTGCGCTGTTCAAACCACGACATATTCGTGCGCTGGGTTCAAAAACAGATCCTGCACATCCCATGGACGGCTACATGGTTGGCGATTCAGTAGAGCCTCGTCGCACTGCTCTTGAAGAAGCCATAGCCGAGATTGAAGAAGACATGATCAGCAAGGTCAAACGAGATTTAACAACGTATTTGGACAAGTTGGAAAAGAAAGTCAGCGTAAACCGCGACTTGAAAGACAAAGCAGTTGACGCTGTACAAAAAGGCAAGGCCGAAGAAGATCTTGATGAATTTGCACAAGTTGGCGGAGATGACCGCGAACCCGACCAAGAAGAAATCCTACGTCGGTTAGCCGCACAATGGTGGAATGGCACAGAACAACAAATGGCCAAGGCTCAGAACACCTTGGCTGTAATGGGCTGGGAAATTGGTCCAGATGAGTCTGGTGATGATGATGCTGGTGTGTACGTGTACCGTATAGGGGACGAAGATGGTCGTGATACTATACCGTTTGCTCACAGTGAGTTAGATTTGAACGAAGAAATAGATACAGATCCTGCTGCCATGCAGGGTCCGTCAGATCCCGGTGATACCGAAACGGCACACAACATTGAACTGGGTGTGGCTGATCGACTAAACGCACCACAGGCTCCACAAGCACCCGCTGCCACATTTGAAATGGCTGACGGTGTGGCACTGGAATGTTGTGGCGATGATGACCAAGGATATGAACTGCGTCGTGGTGGCAAGACATTGCCCAGTCGCTTCCGTAGCCTGGATGATGCTGGTATGGCAGTGAAGTTGTATCAAGCTCGGCGCCAAGCACAGCAACGTGACTCCAATACAGATTACATAGAAGAACGATAATCATGATCATCAACGATTTATTCAACAACAAAAAATTCGTGGCCGAGGCCATTGGCGATCTCGGATCCAAACGTGATCAGGGCAAAAGTATTCGCAAGTGGCGTCGAGCTCGCGGGCTTGATGAACAAGGTGGGGTAGATGATCCCAATGGATACAACGTTGTTCGCTACTACGAAAAAACTCAGGAAGTAAAGAAACTCACAAACTGGTTAGAAAAGAATGCCGGCCTGCCAAAAAATTCTCCACTGTACTTTGACGACGTTGACCTAGTGTACGGCAACAAAACTATTGTTTCTGGTGCCTTGGTTGATCCCACGTTGACATTCAATGACCTGTTGACTGCTGTTGTACAAGCCTCAAAGCAAGGCATGGGGGAAGCCACCGGAGATGAACGATTCGACACCATGATGGGTCAGATACAGCGAGAACCAAAGTATCCTGACTCACAAATGCCGCCAACTGATGTGAAAGATCTGTACCAATGGGCAGTTGAAAACAACAAGCTGTATCATGAAATTTTTGCCGAGTGGGCCATGAGAGAGGGCTACAAGTCTGTTGCCCCAGCATTACAGCGAGCAGGTGACTTGGATACCGAAGCTCTAGATTACTGGACTCCACGTGTTTGGAAAATATATTGGGGCGAACTAAATGGCATTGATTCTGAAATGCCCCCAGAATGGGCTAAAAAGCGTGTGCCCGATGAATTGAGAGATTACCTTGACACTGTGTTTGATGCTTATGATCGTATAGTGTTTGATTGGCCTACTGAATATCGTCAGATTGGCCAGCGAGGCATGGCAGAAGCCAGCCTGGGTGACTATCGTAAAAAAGCCACAATGAGTCGGGCCATGGCGCAAACAAACAAGTTCTTTGATCGTAACGATCCTGCAAAAGTTGCCCAAGCAAATAGAACAATTGCCAACAGAACAAAAGGTCTAGCAGGTGCCGATGCCAGAAGCCGACCATACACACCACCCGAACATGATGCAGAAAAATATCAGCGTGACTTGACTGCTCAATATCCCAACATTGATGAACTGGTAGCCAAGGCTGAACAGCGCCGTGACCCCAATTACGATCGTGCCGAAGGCAATGCATATTACAACGGTCGTGATGCCGAGCAGAACTATCAAAAACTCAAACAAATACAACGTGTGATTCAAGGACTAAGCGAATCACTCGACCGATCACACCTACCTTAGGACCGTGTGGCCCGGCTGCTGGGTGAGCAAAGCGATTCGCTACCGCGATGTTCAAAGTGAGCAAATTCTTCTTGACAACTGAAATTTCTGTGTTATACTAGTGTTTTAGGAGTACACATGGACAACAAAACATTCAACGGCGAACAAAAGATCAAACTCACCCAGATCATCAATGAAGGCATGCAGGTCATGCATGAAATTGATACCTTGCAAGGTGGCTTGACCGATACCATTAAAGCCATTGCAGAAGAATTAGAAATCAAACCGGCTGTGTTGAAAAAAGCCATCCGTGTGGCACACAAGGCCGAGTTTGGCAAGACCAAACAAGATCAAGAACTGTTGGAAACCATACTCGAAACCGTGGGCAAGACGCTGTAATTTGTGATCAAGACTTTTCCAATCAAACAGTTTCAAGGACAATACTGTTTGTCGCCTTTTGTCATGATTGAGGTCACACTCAACGGTGATGTAAGAATGTGCGGCTGTGGTGCTTGGATGCCTGCTACCATTGGAAATTTAACAAAAACCACACTGCCGGACTTGCTGGCGTCTGAACTAGCTCAACAAATCAGACAGAGTATTGTGGATGGGTCTTATGTGTATTGTAATGAAAAGTTTTGTGGTGTTATCACCAACAATGGATTGAACACCATTGACACTGTGCCACCCAACATAGCGGCATTGTTTGATGATGCCACAAAGTTCACAATGCCACATCACATCAGTGTTCAAGGTGACGAAACGTGCAACCTAAGTTGCCCCAGTTGTCGAACTCAAGTTAAAAAAACTCCACCTGAACAGCAACAGGCACAACAACTTGTGGGCAAAATTATTTCAGACAACTTGTTTTTCCAAGCCACTGACCAAAAAATAAAACTAGAACTCAGTGGCAGTGGAGAAGTTTTTGCCAGTCCCATGTTGATGAATTTTATAAATTCTATTGATCCTGGTAAATTTCCCAATGTAGAATTAGATATAGGAACAAATGGGCTGATGTGTAAACAAAACTGGCATCGACTGGGAGCCATGCAACAATCGGTGAAAAAGATAACTGTGAGTATTGATGCTGCCAAAGCCAGCACCTATGAAAAAATACGCCGTGGCGGTAACTGGCAAAATTTGCTAGATGCTATGAAATTTTTACAAAACAAAAAACATACTCAAGGTATTGCGTTACACACTAGAATGATTGTGCAACAACAAAATTATTTAGAGATGGAACCATTTCATCAATTATGTCAACAATTTGATGTGGATGTAGTAGAATACTCTAGACTGCAGAATTGGAGCACGTGGAATCGATCAGAATTTAGATCACATGATATTGCTGATCCTGCACACCCTGACTATCAATCAGCACAAACAGAAATTGCCAAAGTAAAGCAATTATCAGGCACGTGGTTTGCAGGATTATAAATACCTATGAGTCGCTCACTTAAGAGCATGAATCATGGCTTACCGGCCACAAACGGAGACAAATGAGTTATATTGACGCACTATTTGATCGTGAGCACGATCGCATTCACGTGGTAGAACGCAGGGAAGGCAAACGGCAGTACCGAGAGTATCCTGCCAATTATGTGTTCTACTACGACGACCCCCGAGGCAAGTTTCAGAGCATCTATGGCACACCTGTGTCAAGATTTTCAACACGCAACAACAAAGAGTTCCGCAAGGAAGTTCGAGCACAAAGCGGGCGACAAATCTACGAATCAGATATCAATCCCATATTTCGTTGCTTTGAAGAAAACTATAAAGACCAAGACGCACCTGTACTGCACACAGCATTCTTTGACATTGAAGTTGCGTTTGATCCAGTGCGTGGATTCTCGCCCGTGTCAGATCCTTTCAATCCCATCACTGCCATATCGGTATATCTGAATTGGTTGGAGCAACTGGTCACACTTGTGGTAGCACCACGCCACATGAGTCCTGAGACTGCTCGTGAGATATGTGCGGAATTTGAAAACACTGTGCTGTGTGAGTCTGAAACAGAAATGTTGAAGATGTTCCTGGACCTGATTGATGATGCAGACATCTTAAGCGGTTGGAACTCAGAAGGCTATGACATACCCTACACTGTGAACCGTATCACTCGAGTGCTCAGCAAAGACGACACCCGACGTTTTTGTTTGTGGGGGCAGTTTCCCAAGAAGCGCATGTTCGAACGCTTTGGTGCCGAGAACGAAACCTATGACCTGGTGGGCCGTGTGCATATGGACTATATGCAACTGTATCGCAAGTACACATATGAAGAGCGTCACAGTTACAGCCTGGATGCCATTGCCGAGTACGAACTGGGCGAACGCAAGACACAGTTTGAAGGCACACTGGATCAATTGTACAACCAACACTTTCGAACCTTTATTGAATACAACCGCCAAGATACATTGTTGTTGGACAAACTGGACAAAAAACTGCGCTTCTTGGAACTGGCTAGCGAACTGGCACATGCCAACACTGTGTTGTTGGCCACCACAATGGGTGCTGTGGCAGTGACCGAACAGGCCATCATAAATGAAGCACATGAACGTGGCATGGTTGTGCCCAATCGACAACAACGACTTACTGATGAGGACACACAGGCCGCAGGTGCTTATGTGGCGTATCCCAAGAAAGGATTGCATGAGTGGATTGGGTCTGTGGACATCAACAGTCTATATCCGTCGGCAATTCGTGCGCTAAACATGGGCCCAGAAACCATTATAGGCCAACTGCGTCCAGTGATGACTGACAGATACATCCGAGACAAAATGGCCCGGGGTGATTCATTTGCGGCTGCATGGGAAGGTGTGTTTGCTTCGTTAGAATACACAGCAGTGATGGAACAGCAACGTGGCACAGAGATCACCATTGACTGGCAGTCAGGTGAAGAAACTGTACACTCGGGCGCTGAAATTTGGTACATGTTGTTTGACTCAAATCAACCTTGGATCTTATCGGCCAATGGTACCATATTCACATACGAAAAGAAAGGTGTGATCCCAGGCTTGCTGGAACGTTGGTACGCTGAGCGTAAAGAAATGCAGGCCAAAAAGAAGGAAGCTAAAGATGCCAAAGAGATTGCTTTCTGGGACAAACGTCAGTTGGTCAAGAAGATCAACTTGAACAGTTTGTATGGTGCTATTCTCAACCCAGGCTGCAGATTTTTTGACAAGCGCATTGGCCAATCAACTACCTTGACTGGACGCAGTATTGCCAAGCACATGGATGCATACTTGAATGAATGTATCACTGGCGAGTATGACCACGTGGGCAAAGCGGTCATATACGGTGACACAGACTCATGCTACTTCTCAGCATGGCCTGTGCTCAAACAAGAAGTTGCCGAAGGTCGTATGGCCTGGTCAAAAGAAATTTGTATCCAGTTATACGACAGTCGTGCTGACCAAGTCAACGACTCATTCCCGGCATTTATGGAACGTGCGTTCCATTGCCCCAGAGACATGGGCGACTTGATCCGAGCCGGACGTGAAACAGTGGCGGATCGTGGCTTGTTCATTACCAAGAAACGCTATGCAGTCAACGCCATTGACATCGAAAACAAACGACTAGATGTGAATGGAGCAATTGGCAAGACCAAGGCCACTGGACTAGACTTAAAACGTTCAGACACACCCAAAGTTATTCAAGACTTCTTGTTGGAAATTCTAAATAAGGTACTGGCTGGTGCTGACCGTGATGAGATCATTGAACGTGTGCGTGAGTTCAAGTATGAATTCAAAGAGCGACCAGGCTGGGAAAAGGGCTCGCCCAAGCGTGTGAACAACTTGACCAAGTATGGCAAAGAAGAAGAACGCCTGGGCAAAGCCAACATGCCTGGGCATGTACGTGCGGCATTAAATTGGAACAACTTGCGGCGAATGAATTCAGACAACTATAGCATGCAAGTGGTGGATGGCATGAAGACCATTGTGTGCAAACTCAGAAGCAATGCACTGGGCTGGACATCAATTGGTTATCCCACAGACGAAATGCACTTGCCACAGTGGTTCAAGGACTTGCCTTTTGATGACACAGAAATGGAAGCCACTGTGGTGGATCAAAAGATTGACAACTTGCTGGGTGTGCTGGACTGGGACCTGGCCGCTGCCACCAACACAGAAAACACATTTACATCACTATTCTCATTTGAATGAAACTGAGCGACTTGATTAGTTACTTGAACTTGCTGGAACAGGAGGATCATACTCCGGAATATTCAGTGACTCTGCGTCAATTGCAGTCAGTGTCACTGACAGTGCAACGTCATAAAATTCAATTAAATTCATTTAGTGAAGATTTAACGCACAACATCAATGGAGTTGTTAGTTCTTTTGAGCGTGCTCAATCCACCTTGGATGCATTAAAAATGCAATTGCGTGAGCGGATTGCTGAATTAGAACCTGAACAATACACTGCCAGCACTCTGTTGTACGATCAAGAAATGATATACGAAACTTCAAATGACATTTTGAATCGTAGACTGGCAATTGATGATGACAGCAATATATTGTTGCGCAGTAGACTGCGCAACTACGGTGATTGGCGTTTGCCAGGCATGATCATACGCCCGGGGCTGGACAATTTTATTGAAGACATGGTACCATTGGATCCACTATACGTGATTGACCAAACCCAGGAGTTGATCGATCCATCAATAAATGCTTTTACTCCCGAGTATCAACGACGCCTACGTCCATATATTATTGATGATCGCAAAAACGGGCAGCCACTATGGCAACTGCCCAACAATCAATTTGGGTTTGTATTTGCCTATAATTATTTTAACTACAAGCCCATTGAAGTTGTCAACAGATATCTTGGTGACATTTATAATAAATTAAGACCTGGTGGCGCATTCATATTCACATTCAACGACTGTGATAGTGGTCATGGTGCGGCACTGAGCGAGCAATCTTTCATGTGCTATACACCGGGTCATGCTGTTGCGGCAGCAGCAGAAAATATAGGGTACGAAATCTTAGACCGACATCACGGCCAGGGTGACATTGCCTGGCTTGAATTGAAGAAACCTGGTACCATTAGATCAATTCGAGGCGGCCAGAGCCTGGCCAAAATAGTTGCTAATCAGTAAAAAAATCTATATAATCATACAACATAGGAGTACACATGAGAGATTATCTTAAAGACTTGGTAGAACACACACACGATCTTGGCTGCATTGACTTGATCAAGATCACTGGTGACGACAAAAGCACAGCCATTGTGGGCGTGGCAGAAGATTTGTCAGTGGTGCTGGAAGGCGAATTTAAAAATCCGCACCCAGACTTTGTGGGCACATTTGGCATGCCCAACTTGAACAAGTTGAAAATCTTGTTGAACTTGCAAGAGTACCGAGAAAATGCCAAACTTGGCTTGACCAAAAAAGCCACAGGTGCGCCTGACGGTATTGAGTTTGAAAACGCCGGGGGAGACTTCCGCAACACATATCGTTTTATGGCCGCAGAGATTGTGAATGACAAGCTCAAAACACCCAAGTTCAAAGGCGTCACATGGCACATTGAATTTGAGCCCACTGTGGCTGCCATTCAGAGACTGCGTATGCAGGCACAGGCCAATGCGGAAGAGCCCAACTTCCAGGCCCGGACTGAAAACGGCGACTTGAAGTTTTTCTTTGGTGACCACTCAACGCATGCTGGTAACTTTGTGTTTCACGCAGGTGTAAATGGTCAATTGAAACGCACTTGGTCATGGCCGGCTGTACAGTTTATGAGTATCATGGCCTTGACTGGGGACAAGACCGTTCGCATCAGTGATGACGGTGCTGCCAAGATCACAGTGGATAGTGGCGTGGCTGTTTACAACTATATCCTGCCTGCACAAAGCAAGTGATAAAATCAAAATTGATGAGCAACATTAACTATTATTATTCCAATGATAGGTATTCATGGGTTTGTACATTAAGATTCAAATGTGTTTATTTCTCCCTGCGCCGCAATAAAGTAACAAAGACTTGGCGTCATTGTATTAAACTTATAAATGATTTAGATATTTTAGGTTTATATCATGAAGTGGATTGGAACACTAAAACAAAAAAGCAAAATGCAAGATAATTTAACTGCCAAGCAAAACGACTATGCTGTGTTTTTACCAGCCATATCAGGATTCTACGCCACGTTTGTGGGTAGACAACGCAACGAACACTATGTAGATCCAGCACGTATGCCAATAGGGTTGACTGACATGGAACAGTTGAACTGGCTCAACAGTCAGAAAGCCATGTTCCCATATCGTTGGAGTTTGTATTCAGCTGGTCATGCCAACCTGGACCTCAACAAGCAAGATTGGAGTGAGGACATGGTTCGCAGTCGTGAGCCTGGTACATTCCTGTTGGGCGATTCTGGTGGATTTCAGATTGCCAAGGGCTTGTGGGAAGGTGACTGGAAAGCCAATTCAGGCTGTGCCAAAGCCGAAAAGAAACGTGCGGCTGTGTTGACATGGTTGGACAATCTTGCTGACTATGGCATGATCCTTGATATTCCTACTTGGGTTATACATGACAAGAAGGCTGGCAAGGCTTGTGGCATCACCACATTGGACCAAGCGGTTGAAGCCACCAAGTTCAATAACGATTATTTCATGCAACATCGCCGGGGCAAGAACAATGGTGGCGCTAAGTTTTTGAATGTTTTGCAAGGTGCCAATCACACTGATGCTGACCGCTGGTATGAGCTAATGAAAGACTACTGTGATCCTGCTAAGTATCCAGACAAGCACTTTGATGGTTGGGCCATGGGTGGACAAAACATGTGTGATGTGCATTTGATATTGCGCAGATTGATTGCACTCAAATATGATGGATTGTTACAGGAAGGCATTCATGATTGGATGCACTTTCTTGGTACAAGCAAGTTGGAATGGGCTGTGCTACTCACCGTGATTCAAAGGGCAGTTAGAAAATACGTTAACCCGGCTTTTACTATATCCTTTGATTGTGCCAGTCCATTCCTCGCCACTGCCAATGGACAAGTGTACTATCAGATTGATACCACACATGACGAAAAGTGGAGTTACCGAATGGCACCCATTGTGGACGACAAGAAGTATGCAACAGACACGCGACCTTATGGACAGACTGCTGTGGCAGAAGGATGGGTGCCTTGTTTTGACGAGTCTCCAATTAGCCGGACACTTACTCTCAAAGATATTTGCATTTACAAGCCTGGTGTGCCCAAGCCCGGTGTTGTACTGACAGAAGAAAACTTTCGAGACCCAGACATGTATGATGTGCTGCCAGATGTCAACAAGAATGGCAAGTGGGGCAAAACATCATGGGATAGTTTTAGCTATGCATTACTAATGGGCCACAATGTTTGGACACACATTGAGGCAGTACAAAAAGCCAATCGTGACTTTGACGCAGGCACATGGCCTTACATGATGTGGTATGAAAATGGCGACTATACCAAGTTTGCGGACATAGTAGAGGCCATATTTGCCGCATCAACTAAACAAGAGAGTTTGGATATTATTAATTATTACAAACGATATTGGATGTACATTATTGGCACACGTGGGGACAAAGGCAGAAAAGCTGAAAACGCAAAGACCATGTTTGGTGTTCATTTCACGTACGATGAACCTGAACAAATGGAACAAGAAGATTTTGATTCCAGCAAACTTGACAACTTGGAGGCTTCGGTATGAACAGAGCGGGACATGACAACGTTGACTTTTTTACAGGCACAGAAGTAGAACGCACTCCTGCCTTTGGTCGGCCGACATTGTTTGTGGTTGGTGTGCAGTCAGTGGATGCTATTGCAGCCAAAATGGCAGGTTGTGAGCACATATTCTTTGGTGCCAACCACAGTTTTGATCCCAAAAACGCACTGGAATGGCAACGATGGGAAAGTATGATCACGTACTTTTTGGAACGTGACTACTTGTGTACCTTGGACATTCCTATTTCGGCAGTGGAACAGTTCAATGACGGATCATTGTGTGACTATCGCAACTTTATTCCGCAGATTCGAGTAAGTGTACCGTATACAAAACTGTGGAATTATAATACAATGTTAAAAATAGATGACAAGGACTTTGACGCTACCAATCCCGGCGTCTGGTGCCACAGTCTGCACAGCCTGATGAGCCGTGAGACTTTTACTAGTTGGGATGACTACAAGAAAGATCAACCCGTATGAAATGGTTAGACAACTGGATATTGAGACGTGCCAAGCGCATTAGACAACGCGGTGAAACAATGACATCGGTGAATCGTATAGAGTCGGCAGTGTGCAACGACGATCGACCCAGTATTGGCAGTAGCAAGCACAGAATGAACTTTACTGTGTATCGTGCCAATGGTGGCATGATGGTAGAATACAACCGATACGATGAACGCCGGGATCAACATCAATGTGAGCTGCACATTGTTCATCCAGACGAAGATTTTGGTGCTGCATTAGGTAAAATTGTGACATTTGAAAGTTTAAAGTCTTAAAATGGCAAAAATCAAACAAGTCAAACATTTGGTAGGACAGTCAGTGCCGCCAAAAACCAACGGCGCAGCCGGAAGAGAAATAGAAGAAATAATGGTAGCCAATGGCTGGCCCATGGATCGTCATGGACAAGGTATTGATGTCCCTGCATATGGTTTTGAAGTAAAAAGCAGAGATTTAGACTCAACATCAGCTCAAAGCATAGGCAAGATGTTGCCCGAAGATATAAAAGTTACGCCATACCCTGAATCTCCTATTTGCAAAAAAGTACAACAACAACTCAGAGTAAAAACTCAGGATCAGATCATTGTCAGTGCCAACATGTATGACTTTAGCAATCCTTTTATACAACAAAAGATTGAAGAATCATATGAAGCGGCCCGAGCAAAGATCATTGCAGGTGACAACAGCAATTACATATCTGGTGGCACGTATGGATATTTTGAACGCACCAACCCCAAGACATCTAGGTCTTATGACTTTAGACTGACTGACGGTGCCATGCAAAAATTAGAAAACATGGCAACATCAACCTTTAAGGACTTATTCAAATGAATCAAGAACAACGTGAAGTTGCCAGCCGTGTGATGGAAAAAGCACAGCGACAAATTTGGATCACTTGGCAAAAAGAAGGCATCCATAAATATCCCGCTGCTTTGACAGATCCTGCACTTGCTGATGTACAATTCCTTGGTTATCCTCATCGTCACATATTTCACTTCCGGGTGTGGATTGATGTGTTCCACAATGACCGAGACCTGGAATTCATCCAATTCAAACGCTGGTGCGAATCGCTGTATCATGGTCAAGGTGCTGTTCTAAGCCTTGACCACAAAAGTTGTGAGATGATGGCTGACGACCTATATATACAGATAGCGTCACGCT